GGTCGGCGACGTGGCCGAGATTATCACGCCATCGGGGGCGTGCGTGGCGTCGGTGCTCAACGCATTGACCAGCCAGACACGCCGCGAGGCTGAACTGTCGATCCTGCATCGTGCGACCGATGCCGATGTGAATCCATACCAATCTACCTACGGAACGTGAGGTGCATCAATGAGCGACAAGCCAATTCTAGCCGAGATCGTGCGGGCAGATCAGATTCGGGTAGGAGATCGGATTGTCTGGTGTGATGCCAGAGTTGAAGTGAAAACAATTGAGAGGGGCGATTACTACGGAAACGGCGAACGTATCCAATTCAACGCACTTGGCGTCGACAATTTGCTGGTGAAGCCATCGGCAACAGTCGCCCGCACCATTCCCGAGCCGGTGGAAGTGCGGGATCAATGGCTGGTTGAGTATTTCGAGAACGGAATGCAGTTTTTCGTTCCTGCCACTGATCGGGATCACGCTTTCGAAGTGGCGAAGACGATCAAAAGTGGCGTGTCGGTTCTGTGCGAAAGGCAATCAATCATCAGCCGTCAAGAGGTCCAATCGTGATTAATCCATCCATGTCGCAAGTCATCCATATCGAGCGTGTCAACCTGACTGGCGGGCCGATCGATCTTGAGACCGTTCTCGTCTATGTCGATCAAGACGAATTCCGTTTCTGGCGGGCCGATCGAATTCACGTGTACCGGCGAATCGGCACGAGCCGGAACTTTCTTCACTCGTCGATCCAGGCATGCACGTGCCCGGCTGATGAAGGGGCTAATTGGGTGGTGGCATCCAGTTCGATCCTTCCTGACCCAGAGCCGCAATCGATCCGGCTGATCAAGATTCTCCATCGGCTGCGTCGGCTGATGGGCTGAAAGCAAGACATCGCATCTCAGGAGTGAAAGCAATGAAAACCGAAGTTGTGACAGTTACCCCAGCTATTGCCGAAAAGGCTCTTGCGTCGTCAACGTCAAGGAATCGATCTACAAGCTACGGCCACGTCAAATTGATGGCCGAATCAATGGCTAGGGGCGCATGGTCGTTAAACGGCGAAACAATCATCTTTGACGACAATGGAAATATTCTTGACGGAAAGCACAGGCTTTCTGCGGTCGTCAAAAGCGGCTGCACAGTCAAAATGCTTTTCGTGCGAGGCGTTGCGCCGGAATGTTTTCAAAGCATCGACAGCGGAAGAAAAAGGACGCACGGCGACATCCTTTCTATCGCTGGCCTTGCAAACGGTAAAAAGATTGCGGCGATATGTGGCGCAATCTACACCTACGAAATGGCGGGCGATTTTGCGCCGCAAACCTCGCCAGCGAGAACGATTCTCACTAATCGAAATCCGAATTTCGACGTCGTTCGCGAAGTCGAAAAGAGAATGCCGGAAATTCAGAAGTCGTCTTCTGTCGCGGACAGGTTTTGCAAACTTGTTCCGTGCCGTATTTCTCATTCGCTGATTGGTGCGATTCACTACATCCTGGCACAAATCGACGAACATGATGCAGAGAAGTTTTTCAGCTCGATCTGCAACATGGAATTCACTTGCGACAGCGACCCCAAGAAGCGGCTGTTCCGATCAATCACCGTAAAGGGGCCTGCGGAAATCGCGAAGACGAATTGCCGTTTTACGGCGGCAATTTTCTTCAAGGCGTGGAACGCATGCCGCCAAGGAAAAACATGCGGAAGTCTTCGATTCTTCGACAACGAAGATTTTCCTCAACCGATCTGATCTCGATGCAAACCCGTCCCGCTATGCCGCTTTCATTGGTGGCGGTGCTTGCCGTGGCTGGCCCTCTTGTCCTTGACCTAGCCACACGGACGGAAAGCGATCACGGCATGGATGTAGTGAGCGGCAAGCAAGGCGGGCGGGAAACATAAAAGGTATTACGTCGGGGGCAAGGTTGCATACGTGGGTGATCCTAGGCCATCCGTGCAGCGTATCCGGGATCGTTACCCGGCCCCGGCTTCGAATCGGCATCGACAAAGAAATCGAGAAACTCTGCGGGCCGATTCGAACAAGGGGCCAGATATGCAAGGTGATTCGGGACTCGTCATCTCCGAGCGTCATCTCCGGGTTTCGTCGCCCGGCTGGTCCTTCGGCGGGTTTGTCCTAGCCCGTCGTTCGGGATGGAAGGCAACCGGGATGGATTCGGTCGTCTTTCTTCCACAGTTCCGCAATGCCGGTCAGGTGATAACCACGCCTGACCGGCACATCCGCCGAATGGTTGAGCTTATGCGCGCAATAGCTCACCGGGGTTCGAATCCCCGGCGGCGGGTTCTCAGGTCTCATGCGTGGCCTGAGAGACGGTATGTGTTCGGCCGGGGGCTTGTTGCCCCCGGTTTTACCACCACAGCACGGAGGCCACAACAATGTCACAGCTAGTCGTCACACGAAAGCCCGGCGAACGAATCATGATTGACGGCGGCCGGATCGTCGTCGCCGTTGTCCAGGTGGACGGCGGGCGGGTCAGAGTCGGAATCGAAGCCCCGGTCGATGTCGTTATCGATCGGGAGGAGTTGCACGAGGCGAAGAAAGCAGGAGCGAAGAAACCATGAGCGAATGTCCCGCATACTATCGGCTCGCCAACGGAAGCGAATTTTGGGATTACTACGCTGTCATGTGCACGCCGCACATCCAGAGCGTGCTGTGCTACGACCAGGCACACGCGTTAGCGTCAGCTTGCGAGTACATCTTTCGGGCTGGCCGTAAGACGCCAAACCCGATCGATGACTTCCGCAAGGCGCACAGTCTGATCATGCGTGTCGAATCGCTGATCGGCGAAGATGACGACCGAGAAGCCGCCATCGAAATGGTTTCGAGGATCATCGGGATCGTCGTTCAGGCGAAAATCGTGGCCGAAATCGCCGAAAAGCCGAAGACGGTCGACCTGACGGACCCGATCGTCACTGCATGGGGAGCGATCGCCCGATGAGACGCGCACTTTTCATTCTGGCGAACGCGGTCGTGATCAGCCTTGCCGTTGTGCACTTGTACGACGCCTGGCAAGTCAACTGCTTCGCCGGTGTCGGTGGCCCTGAAGTCTACAAGGCCGCACGACTGGCACAACTTGAACAGGCACGCAACCGGATCGGGCACCTCGAAGCCGATGTGGCCGAACGGGAATTGGCGGCCATCGATGAACAGATTGCCGAGCTTTGGAATGGTTCTGAGGCGGGTGAATTGGGCGGCGAATTGCGGAGGGTGAAATGATAGATTACAAGGGGCCATATAAGATCGAGCCTTACGTCGATGGAATCGACATCCACGACGTGAACGGGCGCAAAGTTGCATCAATTGCGGATAGGGATATTCATGACGAGCTTTCGCCTCCTGTAATTGCTCGGCTTCTTGCGGCCGCTCCGGATTTGCTGGAGGCGTGCGATGCGTATCTGTATTGCAAAGATGTCCAAGAATTGTCAGACGCGAATCGCAAAATGCGCGAAGCCGTCTGCAAAGCAAAAGGCGAAACCAATGCCTGACCACGCATGGAAACAACGCGAGCGAAAGGGCGCAGGAGCCTTCGGGGCAAAACGCACGGTCGGTTCCGGCTCGCTGGGCCGGGAAGACCGCACACGCTCCGATTCGACGCATCCCCGGCTGTTCATCGAAACAAAACTAAGAGCGAAACACACGGTTGTCGCACTGTGGGACAAAGTCGCGGCATTCGCCAAGCGAGAGAAGAAGACGCCGGTGCTCCTGCTGGCGGAGAAGAACCGGCCTGGCTTGTGGGTCGTGTGCAAACTGGACGATCTGCCGACCGTTGCGGCGGAATACGCGGCGGCACGGCACGAACAGATCCGGCAGGATTTGCCGGGGCAGACGTCTTTTGTGGAGTGAATGCGATGAGCGAAGACAATGCGAAACCCAAGCTCGACGCCGCAACCTTGCCGATCGGCACGGTGATGGTGCTGGGTGGAAACAAGTGGGAGTTCACTCAATCCAGGCTGGACTATCATCAGTTCAGGTGTGCCGAAGAAAACGGCTGGTGGACTATGCGGACTACTGAGCTTCAAGAGTTGATTGACCGGGGCGTGTGCTTTCGGTTGCCGGAAGGGGGGTGCGAAGTGAGCCATACACCGGGACCGTGGAGGTGGGAGTTGAACCCTGCGTCAAAACAAGTGCGTCTCGTCGGCGGAAAGGTGAAATACGACCTGAATGTGATGGATTTCGTGCGGTACGGAATGAGCAACGCAGCCCCGCGATTTAACGTCGAACGCCGGGAACACCTGCATTTGATGACTCGGGCCGATGAGCTTGGGTCTATCGTTCCGGGGCGTGAGCATCACGCGGAATGGTTCCAGTCTGTCAATCATCCGGACGCAAACTTGATCGCGGCCGCTCCGTTTTTGCTGGAAGCGTGCGAAATGCTTGTTCAAGGGTACGAAAGCGCGAGTGCGGATCTTTCAAGTTATGCCGCGAGTGTCGCTGTCGCACGTTCAGCCATCCGCAAGGCGAAAGGGGGCAGCGATGCAATCTGATGGCGAAAACCACAACAGCGTCAAGTGGGCATGGATGATGGATTATTGCAAGAAACGCGGCATATCGCCCGCACCCATCATGAACTGGCGGAAGGCCGAAGACGAGTGGAAAAAGTATCGCCGGGAACTTGAGGATCAGGAAGCGGGAATCATTGAGGCGAAAGGGGGCGGCGATGCGAACGAATGATCGCGGGATTGCAGTGCCGGGGGAGTGGGTCGAGATGCCGTTGACCTGTAGTGACGATATAACCCTTCCGGCAATAACAGATGCCACCGATGGCATTGTTTGCGATGTCATGATTGCGGGCGACTTTGGGAAGTTTCTTACCGTCGCCGCAAACTTCCACGAGCGCATGGCGGATATCGTGCGGCGACTGGCAATCTGGAACACTGGCTCGCTGACGGATCGCGACAGCCTGTATAAAGCTGGCGATGACGCTGCCGCCCTCTGGGCCGAGTACCAGAAAGAGGTGCAACCGTGAGCGACAAGCCAATTCCCGCCGAGATCGTCTCGCCTGCTGACCTTGGAATCGGCGATGTAATCATCCTGCTAAGACAAGGGCGATATCGATTCCGCATAGACGAAATCGTCCACCACAAGGACGGCTCGGCGACAATCTGGGATGATCGCGAAGACACCGGGGGCACATCGCTGACAACCACGGAAATCTACGGGTTCCTCGATCGAAATGCGGAGGTGTGCCGCATCCTGCCCAAGCCGGTCGAAGTGCGGGATCAATGGCTAGTCGAGTTTTTCGAAAACGGGATGCAGTTCTTCGTTCCCGCCATTGATCGGGATCACGCTTTTGAAGTGGCGAAGACGCTCAAGGGTGGCGTGTCGGTCTTGTGCGAAAGGCAGTCAGTCATCAGCCGGGAAGAGGTGCAGCCGTGAGCGACGAAAACAAAATGCTGGTCGATGCTTTGCCAATGGCGTCGTTCTACGTGCTGAAGGAGTTAGGCCCACCACCTGGCATGCGACCGCAACAGCCAAATGAAGGCGACATTGCGTACCGTTTCGCGTGCCTGACCGCGTGGAGCGAACATTTTGTCGCTCTGGTTAACTCAGGTGCAAAGATCAGCCTCACGAACATGGAAGTTGAGGTGCAACCGTGAGCGACACGAACGAATTGGATCGGCTGCGGGCGGAAAAGAAGGCACTTGATTGCCTTATGGGGCGACATCTTGGGAGCACGCCGCTGGCTGCGATCCATGCGGACGTTGGGAATCGAATTGAGCGTCTCGAAGCCGAGGCGGCGGACCCGTGGGAAAAAGCTCGTGAAGCGGCCAAGCTGCATTTGGCAAACGGAGGGCATAACGTCAAGTCTGTCGCCAAGTGGGCGTTTCACCTTGAAGGTAAGAACGCCGAGCTACAAACGGAACTGCTTTGCGAGCAAATCGACGGCGGAAAGGTTTACGCTGACTTAAAGGCCCGCATCGCCGAACTTGAGCAGGCCGTCGAATCAGAGCGATCTGAGAAAAACGGATTGCTGATCGAGACCGCATTGAAGCGTGACGAAATTGCTGGACTTCGCCGGATTATCGCCGAGCTTGAGGCCCGGCCTGTTCCGTTACTGGACCCGAAACGAGTGATCGCGACGGCGTGTAAGGTGATAGCGCACGAAGACTCCTTTACGTCTCGCCATTTGATGAGGCTTTTCGATGTTGGCGACGCGGGCATCTATCCGCTGGCGGGGGATGACCAGAAATGAACGACCTCAAACCATGCCCGTTCTGCGGTGGACCGCCAAAATTGATCGATGACCGTACCGCATGGTATGTGGAGTGCGAATGGTGCCACGTCGTTGTGATTGGGTATCGAGTCCCAGAGGAATCTGTTGCAGCAGCATCAGACGAGTATTGGCGCAATATCCAAGGTTCTGCTGTTGCCCGGTGGAATCTGAGGGCATTGGAAAGGACGTTGCCAACATGACAAGCAACGAATTCTCCGCGCTGCTCCTGGGCAGCACGGGTGCGACGATCTTCCTACTGGCGGTGTATGTACTGGAAGACTGGATGAGACGGAGGGCGAGGTGATGACGATCAAGCCGGAAGACGTGACGGATAAGCTGGCAATAGGCTTATTCCACAATGTTGCAGGGGTAACGCTAGATGCGTGCAAATACAACGTCGCAGCAATCATCAACGCCGCCATTGAAGCCGGTGTCGTGAGTCCGCCGTGCTGGATCGCAAGAATGTCCAACGGCCAACTCGTCAGCGGCACGGTCTACCCATCGAAAGATGATGCTGATCGTTACAAGTGGACATCAGATAACGTGGAACACTGGAAGGGCCAAACGGAATGAGCATCCGAGAAAAAGACATCCCCGATGACGTGTTCGACGCGATGCGTGAAGATTGGCGATGGCCGGATTATTCACGCCTGACCAAAGGCAGCTTGGCGTACGTGTTGCAACTGGCGATCGAACATGGGCTGGTTTCGCCGCCGTGTTACTGCGTCCGATGGAATGGGGAAATCCAGACGCACGACGCGGGATTGATGGAAGACATGGTAAAGCTGTTTCCCGGCAAGCCGTGGGCAAATGATTGCGAACACTGGAAAGGACAGACCGAATGAACGTCGCCGAACGGCATCGAATGGACCGAACCGAACGGAAAAAAGTCGGCCTGCGGCTCAAAGAGGCCAGAAAGTCCGCAGGAATGACGGGACAGAGTGTTGCGCAGACAATCCACTTGGCGCAACACAATACCGTTTATATCTACGAATCCGGGAAGTCGCTACCATCGCTGCAAGTCTTCGCGGCATTGTGTCGGCTGTATAACGTGCCGATGGATGATGTGTGGTTCGGAAAAAATCATTCGGACACCTATTGATCCGTCACCGGAAATGGGATATTGTCAATAGCATGATGGCCAATCTCTCGCATGAGGATATGGGGCGCACGGATGCGGACCTTGAGGCCGAAGCCGATCGCAAGTTAGCGAAGAGGCTTTCCGGTGCCCGGCTTCACTTGATCGGGCAAACCGTCATCAACTTCTTTGAGCACACTACGGACGATTGCCCGGTGTGCGACCGTGGCCAGAAACAAGCCGCATACGATACAGCCCGCGAACATGCGGTGTGTCTGTCGTGCGGTAAGTGTACGAAGTATCTGCAACGGTCGATCACGGCCGTGCTCAGAACGCTTGATGAACAAAAGCGGTTCTGGAAGAACTTCCGCAGGGCGAAGAACAAGTTCAAGCCGAAAGGTAAGGGGCGGGGCAATCACGGAGCGGACCCCGGCAGAGGTGCAAGGCAGGCGGCCGAAGCGATGGCGAGACGATACACTTGATACGGGAGATTTTTCCTGATAGTCAGGGAGAATGCAGGAAATGGCAAACGCAAACCCAAGCCCTAGCACAAGATTCCAACCCGGTGTGTCCGGCAACCCCAAGGGAAGGCCCAAAAAAACACCAGCGTTCGACATTCTAATGGAAGTGGTTGACGCTGATCCGGAAGGCAAAAAGAAAATCGCGCAAATGTGGTTGGATCGCATACTTAAAGGCGATTACCAGTTTTTCCGCGACTATCTTGAGCGTTCAGACGGCAAAGTCGCAAACAAGGTTGAGGTGACGGAAAATCAAATTGACTGGTCGGACCTTGACAATGAAGGCGACACAGAACGTCCCGCAGTTAATCCCACGCGGGTTCAATCGCTTCCTAGAGAAAACGAAGCCTGACTACCAGTGGAATCCGCCACACTTGCGGGAATGCCGTTACTGGCTCGACCAGGTGACGCAAGGGAAATGTAAGCGACTCATGCTCTTTCTTCCCCCGCGACATGGGAAGAGTGAACAAGCAACGGTCCACTACCCTGCATACCGTCTTTTGGTCGATCCATCACTAAAAGTCATTGTTGGGGCGTACAACAAAGACTTGGCGTGCGAGTTTTCGCAATCGTCAAGGCGAGTCGCCGAAAAGCATGGATTCCCGTTCGCTGCTGGGCAAAACAGGCTTGATCGTTGGAGCTCGGTTTACGGTGGCGGTTTTCGTGCTGCGGGCGTAGGCACTGGCGTAACTGGCTATGGTGCTGATCTCATCATTATTGATGACCCGATCAAGTCGCGAGCCGAAGCTGAATCGCTTGCGTACCGTAAGCAGGTCATCGATTGGTATCAAAACGATCTATACACGCGGTTGCATCCTGGCGCATCGGTGATTTTGATCCAAACCCGCTGGCACAGCCTTGACCTGGCCGGCCAACTGCTCGAAGAGTCGGAAAACGGTGGCGAAAAATGGCAAGTGGTGACGCTGCCGGCCATCGCCGAAGAACACGACGCCATCGGCCGGGAACCGGGACAACCGCTCTGGCCAGAACGATACGGGGTGCAAGACTTTGAACGCATTAAGAAGGCTGTTGGGTCTTATGCGTTCTCGGCTTTGTACCAGCAAAGCCCGAAACCCCGTGACGGTGGATTCTTCCGCCCTGAGTGGTTCAAGGTCGTGGAATCAAGAAATCGAACGGGCTTTGCGTGCAGAGGCTGGGATACCGCAGCTACACCCGGCTCTGGTGACTATACCGCCGGAGTACGTATCGTTCGTGACGGTGATCGATACATCGTCACCGACGCATGGCGGGGCCAAGTAAGCCCGGCACAACGCCGAACACAGCAACGCGCCATCGCTCAACTGGACGGATACCAGACCGTCCAACATCTAGCACAAGATCCCGGCTCGGCCGGTGTCGATCAGGTCGAAAATGACCTTCGGAATCTGGCCGGTTTCCCTGTGGAAACGAACCGGGCAACAGGATCGAAAGAAGTGCGGGCTATGCCGTTCGCGGCGGCCTGTGAAGCTGGGTTGGTGGACATCGAACGCGGTGCATGGAATCGCGATTTCCTCGATGAACTATGCGGCTTTCCGACCGGGAAGCACGACGACCAGGTTGATGCGGCTTCGGACGCTTTCAACTATCTAAGCCGTGGGGCAGCAGTACAACTCTTCACGTGAGCATCTTCGACCGCATATTCCGGAAGTCACGAAGTGACCTTCCGTCATCGATTACAGCCAACACGAATGACATCGAATCGCCCGGATGGTCGATCGATGTTATCAACGAATTGGCGGCCGACTATGAGACGTTCGCCCGGCCGTTCGGCGAAAACCCGATCGTACGCGCAGCCATTGAGGGCATGCGTCGAAACGCTACGAAGGCCGTGCTTCAGGTCGGCTATATCGACGATGAGGGCGGATTCGAGCCGATAGAGCACCCGCTGCTCAAAATCTGGCCGAATCCGCACCCTGGCTATACCGACGCGAACCTTTTGGAAGAGGCATATCTTTCGCTTATCGGTGAAGAAGGCGACGGTAACGCCTACATTCAACTGATCGACTCAAAAGCCGGTGACGCGGTTACGGAACTCCTGCCTATCCCGCCACTATGGGTTCGGCAGCCACGCATGGGTGAATCGATCGGGCAAGTCGAGACATGGCCTGTGATGGGTGCGGATTGGGGCAGGATCTATAATTTTGACGTGCCCGCCGATCGTATGCTGCACATTAAGACGGGCCGATCGGCAGGCGGGCCAACGCTTGGCCGTTCGCCGCTCCGATCCGTTGCGGCCGATATGGCACTGATTAAGCTGGCCTCGGTCTATGAGACGACCATTCTGACACGGGCCGGTGTGCCATCGTGGATCGTCAAGCTGATCGGTGCGGGCGGCATGATGGCCACGCCTGATCAGATTTCGGTGATGCAAAACGATTTCCGCCGCGCTGTGAGCGGCAAAGCTGTTGGCCGGCCTGCGATCTTCAAGGGCGATATCGACATCCTAACGCCGGGTTTCAGCCCGGAACAACTTTCCGTCGCCAAGATGGCCGAAATGGCCGTCTGTCGCGTGTGCGGGGTGCTCGGCTGGGCACCAATGAGCCTGAAGCAACCGGACGCCGGGAAGACTTATAGCAACCTGATCGAAGCCAATAAGGCAAGCTGGCGGGATGCCGTTTTGCCGTTCCTTGAACAGCTTGCCACGGCATTGACCAAAGCCGTGCGGGCGAATGCGTTCCGGTATGGAGATGAATTCTTCGCGGCCGATCCGAACCTCTGCGTTCGGTTCGATACGTCGCAGATCGAAGAACTCGCGGTCGATCTCGACAAGATGGCCGATCGGGCTGTGAAGCTGATCGGAGCCGGTGTCGTCACGGTCGATGAGGCTCGCGCCATTTTGGGCATGGGCGAAATGACCGACGATCAGCGGGAAGAACTCATGCCGGAACCGGAAGATCCGCAAGAAACACAGGATCAAGAGGAAGCGAACGATGCCGAACCTGACCGTTAACACGACGAACGTGACGCTTACGTCGTCACTGACCGGCTTTCGCACTGTGCTCGTTCAGAACGGCGGGGCGGGCGGCCTGTGGTGCATTACGACCGCTGATGCCACGGCGACCGTCAATTCCACGAACGGCGTTTTCGTCACGCCAAATACGACGTTACTCTTCCCTGTCCATCAAGAGTATCTTCGCGTGGTTTCCAACAGCACATCGGACGTTCGCTACACCTGATGAATACCGCTTGGAAGACTATCTTGCCGTGGTATGTGCTCAATAGCCGTACGTCGTTCAGCCCGGCCAGTATCCCTAATCTGGCCCTGTGGCTTGACGCGGCGGACGCGTCGACGATCACGGTGGACGGGTCGAACAACGTCAGTGAATGGCGGGACAAGAGCGGCGGCGGGCGGAACGTCTTGCAGGCTACCACGCTTCTCCGCCCATCCTACGGCACGCAGACCCAGAACGGCTTGCCTCTTGTCGTCACCAACGCGGCGGGCAATACGCGGCTCGAATCGGCGGCCAACATCCCGACAACCGCCCTATGGGGTGCAAGCCGACAGACCGGAACGCTGTTCCGCGTTATCCGATCGATCTCAGGCACGATCAGCGGTGGCATTCACCAAGAATTCGGGATCTTCAATAACACGGTCATTTTCCGACCGACTCAGATTCTGAACTTCCGTATCGGTGGCGTGAACGATGACGCTGTTGGCGGCTATGGCGGCACTCTGCCGACCGGCAACATGGATATCATGGCGCACGTGTTCAATTTGGCCACGCCAACGGTATCAGTGCGGCGGAATGGCTCTGTTTTCGCCACTCTCACGCCATCGACAACGACGGCGTTTTCAAGCGGCGTCAATCAGTTTTACTCCATCAACTGGTCCGGCTCCGGCACGACCTCATATCACGCTGAACACATCCACTATGCCCGCGTCCTCACGTCTGACGAAATCACGCAAGTCGAAACCTATCTTCGTACGAAATGGGCGACGGCATGAGAGTGACCATTCATACGGCTGTCCCTGATTCCAAGCGAACCGTCGCGGCCACGATGGACGGGCTTTCTGGCCGACCGGATGAACACTCAATCGAATGCACCGCCACGCCGGGCGGCCCTTCGGCAACATGGGACGCGGCCAACTCGTACAACGGCAAATGGTGGGCGGCATCGCAAGCCCTTGCCCCGCAAATCGCGGGCGGCATGCTGCAAAGCGGTTACATGCTCGGAACTGAGTCATGGTTCGTCGCCTATTACGAAGGCACATCGACCATCGTGCCCAACGGTACGAATATTGATCCGCCGCCCGCGAATGCGTCATTTGATGCGTTCTTGACGGCCATCGGCGTAACGAAAGTACAGACGGGAGGGCCGTCTTGATGGGGCTGGTCACAATCAATATTAACGCCGATCTTTCGGCACTGGAACGACAAATGAGCGACTTGCAAGCAAAGTTCGACGAACTGAACGCGACGATCGAAGCCGAAAAGGCCGAAGTCGCCGAAGCCGTGGCCGCACTGTCGGCTAAGGTGGACGAGCTTTCGGCGGCTGTTGCCGCTGGCGAAGCTGACAAGGAAACCGTCGTCGCCAAGCTGGGCGAAGTGAACGAAGGTATCAAGGGGATCTTCTCCAAGCCCGTCGAAGTTCCCGTGGAACCGCCCGTCGAATAACGACCCACACGGAGCAAAACGAGGCCCTAAATGAAACTTCTCGACAAATTGTCGCGACCCAGCGCGGTTCCCGGTACCCAAGTGTCCCTGAAAGGATACCTGAGTCGCGAGGAATTCATGCGTTCGCTCAACAAAGCGTTGAAGTCGTCATCGTTTTGGGGCTTCGTGACCTTCGTTTTGCTGACCCTGGCTGGCGACTTCGAAAAATGGTACATCGGCCCCTATGCGATGGAAATCGCAACGTTCGTTGCTCTCGTGAGAGGCTACTTCGCAGCGAAAAACATGGGGGCGAAGTACGCCGAACAGGGAGTCGACCCTCGTGAATCTTGAGGAAGTCGCCAACGAAGACTTGATCGCCGCGTCAATTTGGGGCGGCCTTGGCTTTATATCGGGTGCCAAGGTGATCCTCTTGGCTGCGACCGAACCATTTTCCGCGTCCATGATTGGGCCGATTCTCGGCACTATTTGCGGGGCCGTCATCGGCTATCGGCACGTTCAGAATCTGGCCAACATCGCAGGGGCTAAGATCGCTCGCGACCGGCGCAAGGATGAAATGGAACATCAACGCGAAATGGCCAAGATTCTGCACCGCGCAGACGTTCCGGCTGTCGAGATCGATTCGGACTTTCCGTTCGATCGCAAGGCAACGGCCAAGCACGCTGACGATACGGTCGATATGCGATGAGTGATTTCATCTTGGGCTGCCTTTTTGGCTCATCCGTCGCGACCGCGTTCTGGATTCTACTCGGACTAAAAAAGATGGATCAAAAGCCATGATGACCCGAATTCTGTCGGACATGGCGAAATCGATCTTCAACGTCATTATGGCCTGCGGCCTCGTGTGCGTGCTCATCGGTGGCGGAATCGCGGTGAAACTCATTCGGGGCTACAGCAATGACCGAAGACGAGCAACCGACCGAAACGGCTGCGGAAGAGCTTGCGGAACAGCTTCTATCGTCGGACGATGTGACGCCGTTTGTCGCATGGGAACTGCAAAACAAAACGATTCATACGATTGGCACGCTCTACGCGAGACTGTTTGACGCCGGTATCAGCCCGGAAAGTTCGCTCCTGCGGTCTCTCGAAACCGTCCTAATCGATGTGGCCGAAGACTGCCGGCCACGAAACGCGGGGATTAAAGCATCGTTCGACGCTCTGGCCGTTGAGGAAACCGCCGAAAATGCCGACGACAACCGCGAAGCGTAAAGCATGGGGCGAAGTGTGGCAGGAATCGCCCGAGGTAATCGTCGTGCGATGTGTCGTTCGCAGGAAAGAGAAGTTCACCGGCTGGGTGCTTCTCAGGACGGACGCACACCACGACAACGTCAAAAGCAACCATAAACTCGAAAAGAAGCATCTCGATGAGGCGATGGAGCGAAACGCCTTAATTTGTGATGCGGGCGATCTGTTCTGTGCGATGCAAGGCAAGTTCGATCCGCGAAGTTCCAAGTCGGAACTGACGCCTGAACAGGCGCGTCGGAACGACTATCTGAACGTGATCCTGAACGAAGCCACGGCGTTCTATCAGCCATACGCGGCCAACTGGGCCATGATTTCGCCCGGTAATCACGAAGATTCGATCCTGAATCGGTGCGGTTTCGACCTGACGCAAGCCCTTGCCGAACGGCTCGACACATTCGCCGGGGCATACACGGGTTTCGTGCGGTTTCAATTCGTGGAAGCGGACACAGCCGAAGGCTATAAGGGCCGAGGCCGCGTTTCGCGAACGATGGCATACCATCACGGCTACGGTGGCGGCGGGCCAGTCACGCGGGGCGTGATCGGCACGAATCGTCGTGCGGTCTGGTATCCATCGGCCGACGTGATCTGGACCGGCCACACGCATGACGCATGGGCCATGCCGATCGGACAACAGGTTCTAGGGCAAGATAACGTCGTTCGCACTCGTGCGGCATGGCACATTTCGACGCCTGGATATAAGCACGAGTGGAAGAGCGGGAATAGCTGGGCAGCGAAATCCGGCCATAATCCGAAATTACAAGGGGCGGCATGGCTCAAAATCACAGTCGACAAAATGGAAGTCTCGATATCCGCTGAATCGGTGATCTCATGACGACAAGCGTGATCCTCGGTTTCATGTCTGGTGTGATCTTCGTGGTGGTGGCATGGGCGATTGCGGAAGGCCGCAACGCGGAACACTGGAATCGATAAATGTGGCTCCCGGACTTGCACCGGTTCTAGCGGGTCCAGGGCACCCAAGCCGTGCGAACTGCATACACTACGCCACAAGAGAAATCTTAACCCGCTGTGAGAGCCGCCGCAAGGCGAGACATCGATAGAAAGGCCGGGTGATCCGTTGGCAGAGGTAAGCGACCAGAACAAGGGGCAAGTCGAGGCCATCGTTTTCGACGTGAAACGGATGGTTGAAGATGCCAGAGAAGCCGGACGGCAAGAGTCCGCCGCACAAATTGCAGACCTGAACGCACAACTTGAGGCCAAAAAGATCGAAGGCGAGGACGCGGTAATCGCGGCCATCAAAAGCGGTCTCGAACTGTTTTAAGCTGCTCGCCGTCCTGTTCGGAATCGACATGCTCATCCGCTTCGTTCCATTCCTCGCCGCCCTGCCCGCCGTCGCCTCACTCCCGGCGGCGGGCCAGGGTGTCGGCTCGATACCGTCGCGGATGATCAAGGCGGTCGAATTCGAGGATCGGGGGCGGGTTTACCGGGTCGATCTTGAATCAGGCAAAGTGATCTTCAGCGAATCGGCAGACATTGTGCCGATTCCGCCTGAACCGCCGAAGCCTGAACCGAAGCCGACGCCGGCATTGACCGGGCTGGCGTTGCGGGTCAATGAATCGTTCCGGGCTAAGGTCACGACCAACACGGCCGAAATTGCGGCGGCTTTGGCCCAAGCGATCGAGGTTACGCTGGCCGTAACGGGCGGGCTGGGCCTAAAGGGTCAAGACATCCTGAACGAACTAGCCAAGCAAGTCGACGCGGCCAAGCTGCGGCCATGGCTGACGGGCTTTCCGCTGGGTGACATGCTGGCCGTGGTGATCGGTGACGATGAAACGAAGATCGTTTCGGCGTTGAGGGATGCGAAGGTGGGCTTGGAGGCGATCCGATGAGCTACGAAGATTTCGGAATTGGCGTGCTAAGGGTGTCGCCCGAAATGCTTGCCGAGTTTGCGGCACAAAAGCCAAACGGACTTGAGGTCATCGGGTCCGTGCATTGCCATAACACCCAGAATCCCGGAATCATGCTGATCGTCAAGGGGCCGATGATCCCGACGATTCCCGGCAAGAGCGGCATACCTGAGATCGATTGCCTTGTGACGAAACTCGAAGACGGTTCCCTTGAATGGGACTTCACCGCCAAGTGACCGAAGAAACCAAGCCCCCCAAACACGGAACCGGCTGGCGGCCAGACATCGCGGCCGAAGAGGTGCCGAAGGCCGTCAAGGCCGATGGCCTGCATGGCTTGGCGTTCTTCTTGGCGCCGATCGGGAGCTTTCCGGATAAGGTCGATCTGACGACGGCATTAGAGCGGGTTTGGGGGCCAAAGTGGTTTCTCAACCAAGGGGAATGCGGATCATGCGTAGCCTTCGGTGCGGCTCTTGCGTGCGATCTCCTGACGGCCACAGAAATCGTAAGCGGCCGAAGACGCAAGCCGAACGGCCGGACGGACCCGATGACGGTGTATTGGGGCAGCCGGAACGAAATCGGGGGCGGGAAGCTGTTCGGGGAAGGCTCGATCGGGGTGTGGGCGGCGAAGTACCTCAAGACGTACGGGGCACTGGAACAGCGGAAGTACGAAGCCTTCGATCTGACGAGATACAATCCCTCAATTTGCTGTGGCTCCAACGCCTACAAGGGCGTACCGGATGCCCTGGAACCGATCGCCCGGCAGTATCCGGTTCGGACGTACGCACAGGTTAAAACGTTCGATGAGGCTGTGGCGGCTTTGGCCGCTGGCTATCCGGTGACGATCGCTTCGGCTCAAGGGTTCCGGATGCAGCTTGACGCCAACGGATTCGGCACCGCGTCAGGCTCGTGGAACCATCAGCAGTGCGTGGTCGGCTACGAGATCACGCCGGTTCCGTGTCTATGGATCGCGAATTCATGGGGTCCGTGCTATTCAGGCGGGCCAACGGGATGGAATCCTGCGGTCATGAAGGTTCGCAAGGCCACGGCGGAAAAGATGCTTCGCGAAGGCGACTCATGGGCGTTGAGCGATCACGAATCGTTCGCGCCGAAGGCTGGGCTTGATTTCTCGCGTCTCAATTTCTAACAACCGATCAGGGGTGATCGACATGGCAGCAGCAGCGAACACGATTTCGATCGTGCCGAAGAAGATCCGCGTCATACCGAACCAAAAGCCGGTTCTTGGTCGATACGACCTCATTATCCGGCAACTTCAGGAGATGTACGGGGTGGGCGATCACGCGGCCGCGTGCGATGCCATCCTCAAGATATTCGACCACGTCAACGAAGAACTGCGGCCACCTGGTCCGATCGTGTCTGCCGAGATCCAGCGGGTTATGCACGCGGCCTTAACCGTGTTCACACAACCGACGTTCCGGATCCCCGAACGATACGCGGCGGCCTTCCTGTTCAATTGCCCGGTCATCGCGAACGCTCTTGCGGCGGCCGTCGACATCACGCCAGACGCATGGCGTGCCAGTGTGGCCGGCGATCCTCAAGAGGCGTTCAAGGCGTGCGTGCTGTCCAGCCCTCGCGACATGACGCCGTTTCCGTTCTCGCGTCTTATGGACGCGTCGCCGGAACTGGCGTCGGCTTGGTTCTGCCAGACGTTCAAGACGGCCTTCGTGGGCAACGTCGATGCCCGTGTGCGGAAAAATCTGATCGAACTTGCCCGTTCGCTCGATGATCGGTTCGTGGCATGCCGTGACATGCAAGAGCCTTACTTTCTCGTCACCTATCTGGGCGACGATCAAGCCGAGCGGAACGTCAAATATCGAATTAATTGTGCCATCAAACAAACATCCAAGTCTATCGTGCCCGGAAAAGCCGCTAGGATCGTCGCTGTTGCATCCGACAACTGGATGCCGGGCCATTCGGTCTGGCGGACGTTGAAGGGCTACATCGACGCATTACGGCCCGAATTCGAGACGGTGCTGATTCACAGCCTGAGAGATGCCGACGTTCTCGACACGGACGGTTTCTCGCGAACGATCAAGATCCCTTACGACGGCACGAAGGCCGACTTCTCACAATTGAACGATCAGGGCTTCGCGGCCTTGATCATTCCCGATGTCGGCATGACCGGCTGGTCAATCAATCTGGCGAATCATCGCTTGGCCCCTGTGCAAGTCATGATGACGGGGCACCCGGTCAGTACGTTCGGCTCGGAGATCGATTGGTTCCTGTCGGGTGACCTTACCGAAGAATGCAAACATCGGCACTGGTACAACGAAAAGGTCTATCGCGTGCCCGGCTTCGGTGCCATCCATGAAGAGCCGACATATCAGCCGATCGGGGCGAAGAAAGATTTCGACGGGCTGGTGGTGAATTGCTCATGGTACGGCCAGAAAGTCACTCACGAATGGGTGTCTTTTGTGGGCGACATCATCCGCAAGACCCGCAAGCCGGTCAAACTCAACATCTTCGCCGGTGGGGCGGCCACGAGCCGGGGCGGATTCGGTGCGTTCCTGCGATCGTTCGACAAAGCCCTTGGCGGTGTAACGGCTGAACTGTATCCGCACCTCGATTACGCCGAATACATGGCAAAACTGGAAGAGGGCGACTTTGCCATCGATTGCTATCCGTTCGCCGGGTCGAACACGGTATCAGATAACTTGCACCTGCGGAAGCCGGTCGTTTGTCTCGAAGGCGATCGATGGTTCAATCGGATTGGCCCGGCGATGCTTCGTGAGT